CTCCCTGCGACCCGGACAAACGTTCGGCCAAGCGGGGATCGGCCGTGCGGTCGGTGGTCCCCCTAGAGGGGGCGGCAGCACCCTACCCCTGCCTGCCTTAGGGGGGCACCCACCATCCCCCTCCCCCTGAACATCCCCATGCATGGGGCAGGCTCCATCCCCCTTAGGTGGCGAGGCAGGCAGGGTGGCAGGCAGGCAGGGTGCTGGCAGGGTGCTGGCAGGGGGGGTGCTGGGGCATGCCTTAGGGGGTGCTGCACGGAGGGGCAGGCAGGCAGGGTGCTGGCAGGGGGATGACGGACATGCACTAGGTAGGGGTAGTCCGCATGGCCCACTAGAGGGGCTGGAGTGTCAAGTGTTCGTCAAGGTATGGGGCATCGGCTCAAGTCACCGGGGAATCGCCCGATACCATGACCGAACACCACGAACCACCTACCGCAAGGGGCAGACAATGACGAACGAGATGGCATCGGCACAATGGAAGAACGGGGAGTTGATCTTGCACCGTGACCCGGATGCAGCCTCTAGGGCATTCGGTAGGTGGATGGGGGAAGTGGATGCACTCATCATGTCGGAATGTGGTCTCATCTCGGATGACTTCCCTGACTCCCCCTATTGGGACATGTGGTATCAGGGTAGGGCACCGATGTTTGCAGCAAGGTACGCCATTCGTCGAGCACAGTAAGGCACGTTGCTCTAGACCACGCAGGTGGCGACGGTTCATGACCGCACTAGAGCACTCTCACCCATGGTGGGTGGGTCACTAGAGGCAAGGGGCAGACAATGACGAACGAGCGGCGAGCGAACCGTATCGACACGATGCAGGGGCATTACGAGCGCAACCTGATCAAGCTCGGAATCATGGGGGACGAAATGAGCCGCATGATGCAGGCGGCAGCGGCAGCACCCTCGGACGAGACCATGATGTTCGAAGGTCTCGGAATGATCGTGGCCATGGGAACGGAAGGGGACCGGTGAACGCACAACGACGCAAGGCACTCGCCACGATCGTGGCCACCCTTGAGGCAGTCGCTACGGACCTTGAGTCACTGCGGGATGATGAGCAGGACTACTACGACAGCATGCCAGAGGGGTTGCAAGGCTCCGATCGTGGCGAAATGGCGGAAGCCTCATACGAGGCTATGAACGAGGCACTCGACACCATCACGCAGGCAGTGGAGTACCTGGGGGAAGCTTCAGAGTAAGGCACGTTGCTCTAGACCACGCAGGTGGCGACGGTTCATGACCGCACTAGAGCACTCCCCCAGCATCTCGCTAGGGGCACTCACAGAGGGAATCAACATCATGGCCACAAAGGCACAGACAGCGGCAGCGGCAGCGGCAGCGGCAGCGGCAGCAACGCAGGCAGTCAGCAAGGCAGGCAAGATCCATGCAGGACACTGGTCCGTCAGTGGCAAGGGGAAGGCACGCACCTACCGTATCGGCACCGCTATCGGGAGCAAGGCACTCCCCGGTGATCGTTTCAAGGCAACCAGCAAGGCAGGCGTTGTGACCACTGGGGTACTCGACGCACTGGCAGGCTCCACCGATGCACTGCACTTGTGGGAGATGACAAAGGATGTCAAGACGGCGGAGCAGGTAGCGGAAGATCGGTCCGCCCGTGCAACGGCGAACGCCATGTACTGGCACTCACCGGAGGGTGTCCAGACAGTGGAGCGGATCAACGCCAGTAAGGCACGCAAGGCAGAGGCAGTGGCAGCGGCACCCGTCGAGGCAGTGGCAGCGGCACCCGTCGAGGCACCCGACGCATTCTCCACCATGGTGGGCCGGATGGTTGCTGCTGGTCTGACGCCTGATCAGGCAGTGGCAGCGACAGTGGCAGCACTGGGGGCACCCACTGCCCCTGCCGCTGCACCCGTCGTGGCAGGCAAGGCACAACGCAAGGTCAAGGCTCCGGCAGCGGCAGCGGCAGTGGCATCGGCTCCGGTCGTGGACGTGGACGCTTGCGAGGCTTGCGGCACCGTTGCCCCTCTGGCGCATCATGCCAGTGGGCTGGACGTGTGCGGCAAGTGCTTCCCTGCCGATGCTGACACCCTCGGACTGCGTGCTGCTCGCACCCGTCGTCGGAACGCAGTCAAGTAACGCAGGCAGGCAAGGCAGGCACTAGGGGCCAGGACTCAACAGGGTCCTGGCCCCTTTGTCGTTTCTGAGGCAGGCAGGCAAGGCAGGCAGGCAGGCACTAGGGGCCAGGACCCAACAGGGTCCTGGCCCCTTTGCATGCCCGGGGAGTGCCGGCACTAACGAAACGAGGCACCTAGCGAGGCACCTAACGAGTGAACGGCGGCAGGGTGTCACTAGGGGACCGGGGAACGCTAAACGGCCATTAGAACGGACGCTAGGGACCTTAGGGACGTTTCCCCTGCTCACAGTGGGTACCGGATGCGGTAGGGTGGCAGGCAGGGTGCTGGCAGGCAGGCAGGGTGCTGGCAGAGGCAGAGGCAGTGGCACCGATCAGGCATGCACGTGCCTTAGACGCATGCCTGCACCCATGCGTTAAGGAATGGTCAAGGCGACCACTCGGCGTGGCATCCGGGGAGGGGTATGTCGTTGGGGTCGCTAGGGGGGCCGGAACAATGCTACAACCCTGGCGAACAAGCATGCGGATAGGTAGGCGAACAAGCTATTAGACGTGGATATGAAGCTGGCAGCCAGTTGACAACGGAATGGCTGGATGTCAAGCTGGTGGTGCCGGAAAGACCCGGCAATCTCACTCACATAAACAAGGGAGTTATAATGTATTTGGAGCGACTGGCAGCAGTGAAGGAGTTGATGGTGGAGGGCTCAAAGGTCCACGCCGTCAACATGGAGACATGGAGCGTAGGCAACATCAATGATCTGGTTGCCGATCTGGTCAACGGCGCTTCGGCGGAGGACGTGTTTGAGTGCGGGACAACGGGTTGCATTGCCGGATGGACCAACGCATACGTATTCAACACCAACCGTGATGAGTACATGAGAGCGATCCAGAACGGCTGCAACCGGGAGAAAGAACTGCTTCAAGCGTTCCTCGGTCTGACGGCCAATGAGGCGACCTCATTGTGCTACCCCGACAGCCAGTTCTGGCGGAACTTCGGAGCGGAACGTGAGAACGAGGAGGACCTGAACTCCTCATGGGTCATCTCCGACGAGGACCTGTTCCGGGGTCTGGATGCACTCATCAACGGCGAAGTCACCCTGGACGATGGGGGGATGAGATGACGATCACTGAAGTGCAGATCACACCCACAGTGTGGCTCAGCTTCGGTTGCCTGGTGGACAGCCACCATGGCCAGTACATGACCGACCGGATTGCCGAGATTGTGGACATGTGCAATGAAGCAACGCAGCTTCCCGGCGACCACTACCAGCGAGCCATCAAGGTGTTGCGAGATGTCATCGACACCAGCGAATACCCCGAGACGGTCGGTAGGGCTTGGGAGAACATGGTGTGGCTTCATGACGAGATGGAGGACAAGCTGAACACCCTGATCCCTGAAGGGGTTGACGCCTACTTCGGTGGGTGTGGCGACTCCGGGGACTGGGGACTCTGGATGAAAGACGACGACGACGACGACGGAGAATGACATGAAGATACCAGCGAAGGCAATCAAGGCGTTGTGGACCGCCATCACCCCTCTGGACACCGATGACCGGCGGGACAGGTACATCAGGGGAGACATCCCCCGAGCCGATGCAGTCAAGGACCTGAACAAGCGGTACAGGTGGGACTTGTTCTGGGAAGTCAGGGGGCACACCATCGTCGGCAACGCCATGGGTGCTCAACTGTTCAGCGAAACACTCGACAGTCACATCGACACGGCACTCCGCCGGATCGTTCCGGCACTACTAGAGGGAGAATGACATGGGCAAGATCAAGGCAACGCAAAGCATCGAGTGGCACTCCACCGATGACAACTTCATCCTTGAGATGACGACCACCGAGTGGTTGTTCGACAACCGGTACAGGTACGAGTGGGCTGCCTTCATCGGCGGAACCTGCATCTGCACCAGTGGCAACGACAGCGCCATCATGAGCGGCATCAGCGCCGATCAGGAGCCGGACTGCATGGAGGGACTGCGAGCATTCAGCAGCTTCCTCACGGCATGGGAGGAGGCCATGGAGCACTCCGAGCGTGTCGGCCATGATTCGGAGAACGTCGAACTGTTCGACGCTCGGATGGTTCCGACGCTGGAGTACGCTCAGGAGATGTTCATGGACATGCACTCGGAGCAATACGAGATGGAGGCAGGGCTGTAAGGGTTAGGGTCGTGCTTATGGGCAAGTCCAGAGCACGACCCTCCCACCCCATCGAGGCAGCACCATGGATCGTGCAGCGTCCGCTCAAGCTGAACAAGCATTGGCTTGAGCGGACCCTAGACGATGCACTGGCCGACCTAGAGTTGGACAGTTCAGACGCACACAATCTCCCTATGTGAGTGGGTGAGTTGATGAAGGCCCCGGTTCCTTATGGAATCGGGGCCTTTGTCGTGTATAAGGGCAAGTGCCGTCCAGCTTGACACAGTGAGACTGCTGGATTACGCTGGATGGCAGTCAGCAACCACCGAGACAACCTCGGCAAACAAACAGGAGACTGGGCAATGAGCAGGGAAACGATCGCAGACCTCAACATGTACACCATGTTGGGCAATGTCAACGACAAGGCCAAGTGGGTCAACAACAACTGGATGATCCTCCAGGCAGACGGCAGCTACAGGGCGTGGTGGCAGAGCGAAGGCTTCCAGAACGCCTACGACGGGTTCATCCCGGTCGATGAAGTGGACAGGGTGCTGTTCAACTGGGAACCGATCGAGGCCCCGGTGATGCTCAAGGTGCCGTGCTCGGCAGATGAGGCGGATGGCACCGATGGATACGGCAACCCGTTCCGCTGGGTGGGTGACACCAAGCGCAAGGCCATCATGAACCCCACGAACGACACGGTGTTCTCCTACGTTGGAGTGGACAGCTACCAGATTCACGGCTACCACAAGTGGCTGATCGACGGACCGGCCACCATCGCAGACGGCGAGTTGGGCATCGACAGCGCTGGACTCTTGCGACAGGGCGGTGTGGCCTATGTCTGCATGACCCTTCCCAACGGAGTCACAACGGCAAGAGCCAAGTTGGACTTCAAGCCAACCCTGCTGGCACGAACCAGCCTCGACACCACGGCATCGTCGGCGTACTTCATGACGAACATGATCGGCGTCTGTGACAACTCGGTCGCCGCTGCCATCCACAACGCCACGGACCGGGTGAAGATCAAGCACTCGTCCAGGTCGTTGTCGAAGATCGGCCTGCTTCGGGACGCTCTCGGTCTGGTGTACGAGGACGCTGAGGAGTTCTCGACATGGGTGGACGGCCTGGTCGATGTCGAGGTCACGGACCGCCAGTTCAAGGCCATCGTGGACGGACTCATCCCGATCCCCGTCCCCGAAGTCGAGGCCGGTCCCAACGGGCAGCGTGTGAAGAACCAGCGTGGCATCACCATCGCATCGAACAAGCAGGAAGCCCTCATGAACATGTGGCACATCGACCCGAGAGCGGCAACCTGGCACGGCACGATGCTCGGAGCATTCCAGGCAGTCAACACATGGACCGAGCACATGAAGCCTCAGAACGACAACGCCGTCGATCGGATCATGACCGGAACGCTGAACGGCAGCTTCGCCAAAGAGGCGGATGACTTCTGGACCATCGTCAACGGCATCGAGGGGATCAAGATGCCGGTAGCGACTCATGGCTGACAAGGCGGGAGGTAGCCGGTTCTTCTCCGGGTTCACTCATCTGGACCAAGAGGACCGGCTGAAGATGAGGCGGGAGGTAAGGGTCAAGCTTGCAGCGATGAGCGATTCTGGCCTGACTCACCATCTCAAGAGTGCAGCGCTGCACAAGGGCAGGTACACAGAGCGGGATGTTGACGCCCTGATTGACGAGGTGCTTCGCCGGATGGGTTGATGCCGGTACACCGATACCACTGGTGAGCAAAGGCCCGGTCCTGGGAGGGACCGGGCCTTTGTCGGTTCACCGGGCAAGGGCGAGCGGATGTCTCCAGCCGGATGGGGCGAGACAGACAGGAGGCATGGAACCATTTGTGGTCGCCGCCTGTCAAGGGGGGGGGTTGGTATCGGATAGGTGTGTCAACGTCAAGCATACCATATACCAGGAAAGTAGGGGGGTACCTCCCACAAGGCTCTGACCTAGAGCCTAGTGGGAGGCACCCCCCGTTAGCAACTTTCATGCTTGACGATCTGACCCCCCAAAAACACCCGTTTCCTGGTGCTTCTGGGAGTCGTTCTCAAAGCAGGGATAGCCGAAACGCTGTGACCAGGGGAAACGTGATTAGGTGGTGACATTCGTCACAGTCAAGCGTTTCGCCCAACTTTGTCACGCTCAGTGGTTGTTTCGGTGTTCCTTGCCAAGGCCCCGGGACCCCCGATATGCTCCGTTCCCCGGCGTCAGCACCCGGGGTCAGCAGCAGGGAGAACATAAGTGGCTACCACCACTCAGCCGTCCAAAGGCTCGACTGGTCCGACCGTCATCAGCATTGTCCGGTCGAACTACGACCCGAACAAGCTCTATACGGACAGCACGGATTCCAAAGGGCACTACGAGCAGATCAATACGAAGCTGCCTCCATCGTTGGAGGCACTGATCGCCAGAGCGGTTGATGACAACCCTGGCTATCAACGATCACGCCAAGCATTCGTGCGTGATGCCATCGTTCATCGTCTGCACTTCCTGCACACCAACCCCGCCTCCACGATCGACCCGGTGGCGTTGGAGTTGTATGTGTGGCGTGCCCAGATGGATGCCGACTTGGCGCTCGATCAGCAGATCAAGCACGATGTCGATAAGTTCCACGAAGTCCTTGAGATATGCATTGCCTCCCGTAACTGGTCGAGGTTGAACGTGTACATCGAACGGTTGCAGCAGATGCTCGATGAACAAGAGCTAGCTCCCGGTCACCATGACCTGATTAGCGATGCCGTGGCCGATGCCATGTCCGCTATGTCTGACGCCACCGATACCCGGAAGCGCCGCCGGTAATCTGAGTCCTTGCCAGTCCCCTTATCCAGTCAGGTCCCGTATGACCAACGATCCAGTCACCGAAGCAGCCGAACTACCCGCATGGGTGACCAAGGTGCGGCCCCATCAGGTTGTCGCCGTCAACCATGTGATGGAGGCTTACGAAGATGGTAACGACGTGGTGTTCCTCGATGGACCCACTGGTACAGGCAAGACACTCATCGCTGAGTTGATCCGCCGAGAGAACGCAGGCAATGCGTTGTATGTGTGCTCCGACAAGGCACTACAGGATCAGTTCGCCAAGGACTACCCGTATGCCAAGGTGCTGAAGGGGCGAGCGAACTACCCCACTCAGTCCAACCCGAACGCCACTGCCGCCGACTGCATAGCGAAGCGTCCGGTTGACCCATGCTTCCACTGCGAGGACGGGCATGCGGGTTGCCCGTACCAGATCGCCAAGCGTGAGGCGCTGGGGTCGGAGCTAGCGGTGACCAACATCAGCTACCTGCTGACTGAAGCGAACTACGTCGGCGGGTTCTCCGGTCGTGACCTGGTGATCGTGGACGAGGCCGACACCCTTGAGTCTCAACTGATGTCGTTCGTGGAGTACCGGGTGCCGATCAGGTACATGCAGATGGCACGCATGGAGCCGCCGAAGAAAGGCGCACGCAAGGCGACGATCATCGCATGGATGGACGACTTCATCCAGACGTTTGAGCCGATGGCCAAGGCAGAGCGAGACATGAAGGCGCAACGTGGCATGAAGGCGTGCGTGCAAGCGACAGTGCGTGTGATGGGGGAGTTGCAGCGTGAGTTGAAGCTGCGTGACGACCCCGATCTGGACGAGGACACCGGGCTATGGTTGCGGCAGTACGAGAAAGACAACCAGTTCGTGATGAAGCCTGTCAAGGTAAGCAGCATGGGCACCAAGTTCTTGTGGAGGCACGCCCCGAGATGGCTAGTCATGTCAGCAACCCTCATCAGCAGCGACGAGATGGCCGACTCACTCGGTCTGCCGTATGACTATGCAACAGTCGTCGTACCGTCCACCTTTCCACCAGAGAATCGTCCGGTCATCATGGCTCCGATCGCTGATGTCACCTATAAGACTATCAAGGAAGGTGAAGCAGTCGTTGATCTGTCTTATGCCATTCAAGCCATCCTCATGAACCACCCAAAGGATCGCATCCTTATCCATACTGTCTCATACGACCTCACTGAACAGATTGCGTATCAGCTACGACGTGGCGGTTATCGAGTCCCTGGTCGTGACATCATCACCTACGACAGTGGCCGAGATAGGCATGGTGCGCTTGATCGGTTCAAGGCGACCCCAGGAAGTGTTCTGCTCGCTCCTAGTATGGAACGTGGGATTGACCTGCCGGATGACCTATGTCGGGTCCAAGTGTTGGCTAAGGTGCCGTATCCAAGCCTCGGTGATCGGCAGGTAAGCGCACGGAGCCGGATGGGCAACGAGGGGGCGACATGGTATGCCGTCCAGACCATCCGTGATGTGGTGCAGATGTGCGGGCGTGGGGTGAGGCACAAGGATGACTACTGCACGACGTACATCCTCGACTCCCAGTTCGCCACCAACCTGTACCGCAAGCATCAGATGTTGTTCCCCGGATGGTTCCGTGCCGCCATCGACACACGCAGGGACCTCAGATGGTTGCGTAGGCCCAAGACATGACCGACGACATGGACTCAGAGGAGTGCATCCATGGGCTGGGTCCCGTGTCTGCGTGCGTCATCTGCAACGGTCGTGCCCAACGTGAGGCACGGGTGGACAAGCCCATGATCTTTCCAGCGAAGTACGGGGGACTCTGCCCGGAGTGTGGTTACACGTTCAGTGAGTGTGATTACATTGCGTGGTTCCCCGGCGGGGATCGTCCCGTCATGCACGCCCAATGCTGGGAAGAGACATGAACCAGGGCCAGCGTGACAAAGAGAACGCACTCATCATTGAACTAAAGGACGGCATGGGGATGTCGTTCAGCAAGATCGCCGCTGAAATGCAGACTACTAAGCAGAATGCATGGCAGCGGTACCACCGGGCTAAGGCCCGTCAGCACCAACACAACAATAAGGGAGTTATCAAGTGAGCGAAGAGTTCAACCCATTCAACCTGTCGTCGGGTCTGCCCATGGTGGATGCCGATGTCACGGTCAAGAGCATCGAGTTCGGCTACGACGCCACCTACGCCAAGGGTGAAGCATGCGTCGCCATCGTCACGTTCGGCATGGAAGAGGGCGAGGATGCCAAGCAGTTGTACAGCGTCGGCAAGACGTTTGAGCCTGCCGACCGGGGATCGACGCTGGTCCACACGTCGGGCAAGCCGACCAACCTCAACAACCAGTCGAACTACGGCCGGTTCGTGGATGCACTGACCAAGATGGACAACGCAGCCGAGTTCATGAAGGAAGTTCGTGAGACGGGCGTTGACCTGGTGTTCAACGCAGCGTGGCTCGACGGCATGTCGTTCCACATGGGCACGGTCAAGCTGACCATGCAGGACGGCAAGGAGAAAGACCTGGTGATCCCCGTCCACTACAACGGCATGGCTGAGACGAGTGTCAAGGGCAAGGCCAAGCCGAAGCTGGCAGCCAAGCCAGCAGCCAAGGCCAAGGCCAAGCCCGAACCGGACGAGGATGACGAGGATTACGGCGTCGATGACGACGACATCCGCACGGCACTCATCGAAGCGGCCGAAGCAGCCGCCGATTTCGAGGAGTACAGCGAGGCGGCACTCGATGTCGATGGTGTGATGGGCAACAAGGTGTACCAGAAGGCAGCCGTGTCATCGAAGCCGGGAAGTATCTGGGCTACGTTTGGTGGTGCCTGACACGCTTGACGGTGTTGTTAAGGAAGTGGAACTTCCGAGTTGACAACGGTGGTGGTGGGATGGCAAGCTGGAAGGCATCCCCGGTGGGACCATCTCACCATCACAACCCAACAAGGAAGCATCACCATGAGTGACACTGCACCCAAGGCCAAGGCCACCAAAGTCAAGACCGAAGCAATCGAAGCACCGGCCACCACGGGCAAGGGCCGACCGTCCGCCATCATCACCGACATCGACTTCAGCGGCATCGACCAGGACGCACTGAGCACCGAAACCCTGCGGCGTAGCCCGTGGGACGACGTGCTCAACCAGGTGTACGACGCCACCGAGGCTGGCAAGATCGGCCGGGACACCAACGGCAAGCTGCTCTTCGTCAAGATCGGCTCCTACGCATCGAGCCAGTCGGCCAAGGCACAGATCAAGGCGTTCACGCAGCGCAAGCTGGACGGCACCTACGAGTTCACCGTCGCACAGAAAGAACTGTTCGTCCGGGTGCGGGAAACCGACTGAACCCCACAACCAGGTTGCACCCCTGGCGGATGGACAGGTAAGGTAAGGGCGCTTCCTGCAAGTGCTGACAACCGAGATGCCTGGCGATCAACCCCCCGAGGGTTAGTCGCCAGGCATTTCGCATATCTAGACCACTGCACCAACTCACGAAGGCAGGCAAGCATGACAGACAACGACGAAACATGGCACTCGGCACACATGATGCCGATCAGCGACGAGACTGACGGGTCACTGGTGCGGGCCATTGAAGAGATGACCTACATCTGGAAGTTCACGAACCCGGAGACGGACGAAGAGTTCGCCGTGCCAGTTCTCGGGCTGACGTTCCACACCAAGGACGGCAACACCCTCAAGGTGAACCTGACCCCCGGAGCGTATGCCACCCTCCAGCACATCATGGCAGACCACATCGCCAGAGTATGGGGCGACATCAACCAAGCGGTGGCTGACATCAGTGACGAGGCCATCACCCGACTCATCGCAGACATCTACAACCAAGATGGAGACACACCGTGAACCAGTCCAACATCTTTGACGTGCAACTCAGCACGCCAGTCTTTCAGAAACAACCTGACTTGACGATGAAGCGCTACGAGGCCCCGAGCTACGTCAACAAGCGGATGCACATCATCACCACCACCGCCGAACGGGCGCTCGAACTCATGCGAACCGTGTACCCCGAAGCCATCGTTCATCAGATCATCAAGCGGTCGGCCCTAACCGATGTGATCGTTGATCCCCTGGTGGTGCCACATGACTGACCTCAGTGGAGCATTCCCTCTCGACAAGCTTGTCAGAGAAACCGACGTAGCGGGAGGCTTTGAGGTAGGCAGCGGATTCGTCCGCATGCTCAAGGGACTGATGGAAGGCAAGGATGGAGCGATGGCAATGGCACCCGTCCTGCGTCTCAAGTTCCACATGATTAACGGGGAGCAGCGCAAGGAAGTCTGCATCCCCCTGCCCATGATCCTCCCCCTCATTGCGGAGTTTGCACAGTTCAGTCTGGCCTACACTGGGGTGCAGGCCAGCGATGTCATGCCTGAAGATGGGGGCCACTGATGTCCATGTACGACACGACCAAGTGGTACCAGGTGATGGGCCGAGCCAACAGGGAGTTCCGGCCGCTCGTTCCGGAACCTGATGCGGGCAACGACATTCCGGTCGTATCTCGACGGGGGTACTACGACATCATCGACGCCAGCTACCTCACCTTCACCCCTGAGCGGCACACCGTCGAGTGGCGCAAGCCAAAGAAGGGCGAACGAGCCATCGACACCTGCGGCACAGTCCTCACCGCCAGCCACGACTGGACCATCGAGCGTTGGGTCATCGTCGATGACGAGAAGGAGACACCATGAGCGGCGATCGACGCCACTACCGCGACCCGGACCTCACCGACAACGTCGCAATGCAGGCATGCATCGACGCAGCGAATCATGCGACATGCGAAGTGCTCAACGCTCGGCGGATGATGCTCGACGCCGGGATCGCAACGTCCCATCCCATGTGTCGCATCCTCGACTCGTTCGCCGCAGCGATGACACGCGTCGTCACCCATCGCGAGATCGTCGATCCCTTGCCGATCATCCCTTTCAACAAGGGGAAAGACACACCATGACGCTGAGAGACGCAGAGAACATCATGATCCCTCACATGAGGGCAAAGCATGACGGGGACAGCACCCACGATCAGATCACCTGGCTCTTCCAGAAAGAGACACGGATGCCTGAAGCCATCACCACTGACTTGGGTGACGGTGAGTTCGGTGTGTCGTATGGTGAAGCCAAGGAATCCACGTTCATCTTGTGCATGCTCAACGTCAAGGGGATCATGTTCTTCGTCAAGAACCCGATCCCCGATGAAGCGCTCCTCGACAAGCAAACCATGTTGAGATGTGCCGACGCAGTGCATTACCAGATGCTCCACGATCTGCGTCGGCAGATGGGGGAGTTCGTTGTGGAAACTCAGCAACACATGGTGGCATTGGGGCGTCTGCTCAGAGAGGCCGACACCAAGTGAGTCAGGGGGGGAGCACGTTAGGGAACGTGGAGGAGTGGTTCACAGAGGGACAGTTCAGGCGAGACGTTCTCGTCTACCTGAAGCGTCAAGGCATCGCCCAGTACGACGTGGTGGCTGACCTGTCCGACCTGACCACTCCGACCGTGCGTGGATTCCTCCGAGGCGGTTCCCTCACCCTTCGCACCATGGCGGCGCTCGCCAGGATGTGCGACATGGATGTCAACGCCTACGTCCTTACCCAGTCACAACACGACCTATACTTGGACGACAGGCATAGGCGACCGCCAATGAAGATTACATCAACCAACGAAGGGCAAGACGATGATGTTGAACAGGAAGCCAACTATGGATCAGCTTGAGAGAATCGGGCTGATGCAGATGTACCAGAACAAGGAATGGATTGCCATGCAGCAGAACATGGCACGGTTGGAGCAGAGGGTGGACGACGTTGAAGTCCTCAACGCCGTGCTGACCGACAGGAACAAGAAACTGCGGCGGCAGATCGAGGAGATGAAGCAGTCCATGGCCGACGCAGTGGACTGCCTGGGTGGGGTGATCGCAGGATGAAGCATCTCATCAAGCACCCATCGGCTGAGGAGTTGAATCAGATGACCGACCTGGAGTTGTGGGATTACGGGCAGGAAGTGGGGCGTCAGTACCTCATCCAGGCGACGCACAACAGACCGGCTGGAAGGCTGATCCATGAACTGTTGGAGAGGATGAGATGAGCGACAACCGACCATCCAGATACGAAGAGGACGGCAAGGTCGTCTACCGGGCCAGCAGTCTGATGATGTGCGACCGGATGTTCATCGCACTCGCAGAGTTCTACACCCCTCAAGCACACCCTGCATGGTTTCAGGAAGTGCTGGATGAGGGGACCAACGCTGAGCAGTCCATCATCGACATGTACGAATCCAAGTACGATCGAATCGTGTCCGGCGGGCAGCAGGAAGTGGAGTTGGAAGTGCTCGATGGTGTGTTCATCCGTGGACACACTGACGGAAAGACGCAGGACAACACTCTGTTTGAGGCGAAGAAGTTTCGTGAGTCAACGTGGGGCAAGTTCATGCGTAACGGTGTGGAGGCCATGCCGTGGTATCCGTGGCAGGTGTCGGCCTACATGCATGGGCTGGGCATGGAAGAGTGCGACTTTGTTGGCGGCTTGTTCAAGGACGGCCAGATCGTGGACGTGGAAGTCAAGCACCTTTCCATGCCGCCGATCCCCATGAAGGGACTCATCAAGCGTGTCGCCCATCTGGAGGCATTGGTCAACAAGGGGAAGCGGGTTGACGATGTGCCATGCAACGTCCAGATGTACCCGTGCCCGTTCTTCTACCTGCACGATGCCGATGACTCTGCCGTGCCGCCAACCAGGCCATCAGATGAAACGCTGGTGGCACTCGTCAGTGAGCGGGAAGAGTTGAAGGCGAAGGCGAAGGCCCTGACTGGTGAGGCCAAGGGGATCGAGAGCCGGGTCAAGGAACTGAACCAGGGTGTCAATGCATGGCTGACGGCAGCCAACGTGGAGGACGATGAAGTGGTGCGGGTCGATGTGGAGGGCACTGAGTTCGACCTGAAGTACCACACTGTGTACAACAAGGGCTACACGGTGGAACCATTCGACTACACACTGGTCACCGTGAAGCCGAAGAAAGCGAAGCTGGCACCCAAGCCACGGGCGAAGCGATGAGCGACCAGGAGTACGGCCCGCTTGGCAAGGATGATGCAACCGACATGCTCAGGAAACTGATGGACGCCACTGGTCCAGAGCAAGTAATCATGGGGTTCTACCTGACCATGGTGGAAGTCTCTATGCCCCCTGTCGATTCGGAGCCGTTGCGCCAGTTGGCGCAACTGTTCAACGCAGAGGAATCACCGGAGTTCATCCGAGGAGTCCTGGCGGCATACGCCACGTTGCACTACGTCCCTGAAGATTTCGTCTATGCCGTAGCAACCAACGGCATGATGGCGACTCTTAAGGACTTGGCGCTGGCAAACATCCATCCCATGACCGGTAGGCGATTCAGTGAGTGACTTGCAGAAACGACTGGACGCCTTGGTGCAAGAGGCGGTGGACGACCTGATCTTTGGGTCAATTCTGGACTTCAACGAGATAATGTTCGGAACAGCTTATGGACCATGGAGGCAGTTTGTCCTCATGTCCCCGACTGACATCCAGGCGAAATATGAAGTGGAGGTTGACCGTGGTAACGATCCGTGACTGGGCCAAGGACCCCATCCCTGAAGCCCAACTGGACGAACACGCTCGCTACCTGTCGGAACTACTGGCGGGTGGAGGGCGTCAACCGGCCAAGACGTTGGAGTCCCCTCAGATTGCAGTGCAAGTGTTGGAACGGTTGTGCAAAGAGTTCGAGCAAATTGGATGGGATCACATTCCCGTGTCCATCCTCAGAGAAACACTGGAGAGGATCAAACGTGGCTAAGAGGGAAATGAAGATCGTCCCGGGCAATGACCGGATCAAGGAACGGATCACCGCATTCGGCCATGCTGGCACCGGCAAGTCCTCGCTGATCTTCCAGATCATGAAGATGCACCAGGACGCCAGAGCATTCGTCGTGGACCTGGACTACTCGTTCGCCTACGAACGAATCCTCCAGACCGAGTACCCGGAGTTGGAAGATCGGATGATCATCGAGCCGATCGAGGCCGACTGGGATGAGTACATCAAGACGATGGACAGCTTCCTCAAGCATGGGACCGAGGATGACTGGCTGGTCATCGACCCTGGCACTACGACGTGGAGCATGGTCCAAGCCTGGTTCTCCAACCAGGTGCATGGACAGGACATCGGCGTACACATGACCCGGTTGCGGAAAGAGTCCAAGGACATCAAGGAGTTCAACAAGGAACTGACCTCCGACATGACGTGGCCGGTCATCAACAAGGTGTACCAGGACGGGTTCTATGGCAAGTACCGGCGCTGGCCAGGACACATCCTCGTTGTCTGCGAGTCGGCGGGAGTGCGGAAAGAGGCCGACGAAGCAGAGAAAGCAGAGTTCGGTTTCATCGGGCAGAAGCCTGCCGGTCAGAAGCAACTGCCGTACATCGGTGCCACCAACCTGTACCTGGATCACCCCAAGCGTGACGTGTGGCGGTTCACCACCACCAAAGACAGGGGTCGGGACCTGCAAGAGAAAGTGGAGTTCGACGCCCACTCCACCACGTCAACGTTCGCTCATGAGTACCTGATCAACGTTGCTGGCTGGGACCTGGAGGTTGTGTGATGGCTCTGACAGTGCATCAGGAATCGGCGTGGAACAGGATGCCATCGTCGTTCCCGGTTGATGGGACGTACCGGTTCCGCATCAATGCCGAAACGGGGCAACGGGTACCTGGCAGCGGGTACCTGCTCCAACGAACGGCGGCACCACTAGCCGACTGGACCCGCATCACCCAAGTGGTGATGCATTACACCGCTGACGACAACCTCATCGACGGTGATCCCGGAGAGGTAGTCGGCGTCTTGCCGCTCTACATCAACTCCATCCATCAGATGTATGCACGTCAGCGTGGTTACAGTATCGGTTACAACTTCATTGTTGACTACCTTGGCGGAATCTGGGTTGGTAGGGGGTGGGAATTGAGGAACGCCGCCAATGCCGAAGTCAACAGCACATCGTTCAGCATTTTGTGCCTTGTCGATGGTGCTGACACGACGACCGAAGCAGCGGACAGGTCAATCAGATGGTTGGTGGGCGAAGGCCAACTGCGAACGCAGCGGCAACTCGCCGTCAAGGGGCATCAGGAGGTTGGTGCTACCGCCTGCCCGGGTGTCGGGATCATGACCAAGATCAGGGAGGGGCGATACAGCCCCTCTTACTCAGACACCAACACACCTTGGACACCAGGGGCGGAAGAGGACAGCATGACGAAGCTAATCAGGATCACTGACAGCGGGCAGCAGATGGACCTGGCATTGTTCTTCACTAATGGCACCATCGTTGAATGGTGCGCCACTCAGCAGAGGGCCGACTCGCTCAGCTTCATGGGTGAACTGGAACATGCTGGCGTCAAGGGTTCAGTACCGGCCATCGGCATCCCTGTAGACAGGGGATTCCTCCAGTATTTCACCCTGCTCGGAGTAGGACCGGTGTACCCGCCCTCGTACACCGGACCACGCACGTCGCCTGCCGACTTTGCTCGCTGGTACATGTGATGCGCTTCATCGGGTTGACGATGGTCATGGTCAGCGGGTTGATCGCCTGGTACCTGTTGGCCAGCATGCTCAGGTGGTTGTTCTGATGGACGTGTGCGACCTGGTGGACAGTGTGAAGGCATGTGACCAGTGCGGTGGGTTCGACAAGGTTGAACTGGAGACGGCATGTCTGACGTGCGGTCCTGTTCACCTATGCGGTGCCTGTCGCCAGAAGCATGACGAGACGTATGGAGGGGAGCGGGGTGGAGTGTCCGATTGATGGGGATGAATGCGAACGAGCGCATAGCCCCAACGAACGCAAGTGCCAGGCTGAATGCTTGAAGGGTCTGAACTACATGGAGACGACCCTCGGGCTGAAGTCGTTGAGGCCCAAGAGCAACAGGAACGGACAGAAGAAAGGCCCCGACCAGCATGGGGTGTACTGGTGGGCCAAGGACAGGAAGTGCTCATGCCCGCCATGCCTTGCAGCGAAGGCTGAACGGATGCGTGAACGCAGGCGAATCCTGGCTGAGTCGAGGCCGTTGAATGATGAACCCAGGTGGACCCACGGCACAAGATACGCATGGGATCGCATGCATTGCGACTGTGAGATATGTGTCGCCCACAAGGTGGAGTACGTCCGCAACAAGAATCAGAAAGCGAGGGAACGTGCAAGAGTTCTTTGTGGCACCAACAGAGCCGAAACAGTTGAAAGCACTGGGCAAGAGCACGCTGATGCCGGAACGGTTCGGGTGTGATGTCGTTTGGTATGGCAAAGATAACGGTGAAGATCAGCTATGGGGCGTGCAACGCAAGGAGTTGAAAGACCTCATCGCCAGTGTCAGTGACGGCAGGATCAGCAAAGAGATTGCACAGATGCGTGCATCGGGCATCCCCATTCCAATGATCGTCATCGAGGGCAAGGTGCAGTTCGATACAGCAGGGAACCTGTTGTGGAATAGCTGGGGTCAACAGTTCACCAGAGGCCAGTGGAAGGGAATGCTCTGGTCGATGATGAATGAAGGGGCGCACATCGAGTACACCAAGGACATCACCGAGACGGTGGAGCTAGTGGTGATGTACGCTCGGTGGACGAACAAGGACAAGCACACATCAATCATGCGACGACCGTCAGCGTTCAGTCCATGGGGCAACGCAACCAACGACGACTACGCCGTACACCTACTGCAAGGGTTCGACGGACTGGGCACAGACAGGGCAAAGGCAATCATCAAGCACTTCAAGGGGGTGCCACTCGCATGGACAGTGACCAAGGAACAGATGATGGAAGTACCTGGGATTGGCAAGGTGATCGCCAACAAGCTGATCGACGCACTGTTGAAGTAACGGCATGATCACTGAGGAGAACAGCCAACTGGTTATAGCCATCGTTCTACTGATCGGTGCGCTAGTGGCAGTGCAGTGGTGGTGGTTCAAGTGAGTAGCCCCATCGAGCGACTGTTCGACAGGCTGGGGGCAGAGGTAGTCATCAAGCTACGCACCTACCGCCCCAAGCCACTCAAGTATCTGGTCAAGGAACGTGTGGCGGTCGAGGACGGCTACTACGACATGGGTGCCGATGCGTGCCTACCAGAGTGGTCGTATCGCAGGGAGCATCAGGCGTCGCAGTTGGTCGTGATGTGGGACAGGCCGGTCCCCTACGCAGCCGGACACCGGAAGTACATGATGCGCTCCATCCTCGGCGCTGGCGTGTGGGAGGACCAGGTGACCCATCTGTGGGCATACCCACACGACCAGGACTCACCCCCCTTACCCAGTCAGCTATTGGAGTACCGGGCCATGACCTTCCGTGCGCTGGAAGCAGCGGACACAAAGTATGTGTTGCTGGTCGGGTCGGCGGCGATGAGTCTGTGGAGGCAAGGGCTGAAGATGAAAGACATCCAAGGCCACTCGGGCGTGATGCAGGGCAGATGGGTTGTTGTGCCCATCGCCAATCCCGTGACAGTATTGCGGGAGCCAATGCTGCAAGCCGAGTGGAGGCTGGCCCTGTATGGGTTCATGGACCTAGTAGCGAATCAAGAGGACTTCAATCTCCGGGCAGGATGCATCGAATCTAAATGCACGGAGGGTGCCATGATGTACGACCCTGACGGTATCGGGTGGTGCAAACGGCACTGGAAGAAAGGCACACTGCAACGAGAGAACGCAGTGAGCAGAACGAACAAGGCAGTGAACAAGCTGCAAGAACCACAACTGGAGATATGACAATGACATGCCCACCTACGAAAGCATTGGAGAACCTGACGTGCGTATCCACAACTACTTCCTCCCCGGCATCACCATCCACGACATCCCCGCCCCCATCAACGACGGGGACATCTTCATCGGTCCCCTCGGTGCCATCTTCATCGTCACCGCCAACGACGACAACGGGGTCCAGTTCCACAAGCTCATCGTTGACCAGCGCCGCACCTACCACAACGACGACGACATCGTTGTTGATAGTGACCGAGCCGACTTGGCCCGCTACGACCCAGACGCCGACGCCGACGCCGACGCCCACCGGCTTGCCACCAGTAGTTGGAGTAGGCATCCCTCCAACGATCCCCCTGCTACCAGCTACGGGAATGGCCTTGGACCCACTCATGGGACTGTCGCTGACATTCGTAGCCGTAGGCGTAGCATTGAAGATGGTCAGGCGGTAGTGGAATGACCATCGGGATAAACGACGTAGCAGCCGTTCAGGCTAGGTACATGATCCCGGTGTATCAGGCCCAGATCGCCTACCACAAGCAGCGAGCCAGCAAGTTGAAGCTGAGCAAGGCGTTGAGCCACACAGACAGTGACGACCCGAACCCGTCAATATTCGACATGTTCATCAAGTCCGCTGAACTGAGTCAGTTGTCGGCAGAGATAAACCTGAATCATGCACGGGAAGTGGTGAGCAATCATGACAAGCGCAAGACAAGCAGCCAGGGCATTCAAGATGCCAGTGAGATGGTTCCTGATCAAGGACAACCAGAGGGTGCTGACGTGCAAGCGGGGCAAGACACCCTGCCTGACACGCATCAGGATCAGAACGGTTGAACCGGGGTTCCAAGAGCGGGTGTGTCCGTCGTGTGGGGAGTCGAGTTGGTTTGAGTTGCGGCCAACCATGCAGGTCAAGCCCGGACCAGACGGTGAACAGATTGGGTTGCGGTTCCAATGGGCAGATGAGGCAGATGCCAGGCAGCAGGTGGCCGAGTTCCTGATCGGCCAGGCGGTGGACATCGGCATAGCGAGGAACCAACCGTGAACGTGAAAGGCCCCTCTGCACGCAAGCAGGGGGGCCTTTCCTCACTGGTGTAACAACTCGGTGCGGGGCTACGAGCCTGCGTGCAAGAGGGTCAGAACTGGCGCTGGGCCGGGAGCAGGCTACGTTCAGAGGGCAGCACCGGGGTGACACGGCGGATGATCGTGACGACGGCACCGAGCACTGCGATCACCTTGACGATGGTGGCAACCACGGTCTGAGCGTCACCATCAGCGAACAGGCTTGCCAGTTCTTCGCTGAAGATGACGAGCACGGCCTGGATGATGGTGATGTAGGTGACGGCGGCGGCGAGCAAGACCTTGAGGCGGTCCATCAATAGTTCCCTTCTGATCGGTCGGGGGCGGCTACTTCAATTCTGAGTCCGACCTGGTTCCTCAACTCATAGAGGAGGATATCGAACTTCCTATTGAGAGACTTGATGTCCTGCTCCATGACTTTGGATCGTTGGAACAGAGTGAGGTCGGCAGGTGACTTGTTGTTCACGGACCTCACCACTTCATCGAGTTTGTCCTGCACGTCCTGCATGGCTTGGGGATTGAGAACGATCTTCAGGTCCTTCCATTGCCCGTGGATGCTGCGCCCCTTCCATAGCATGACTAGGAGGAACAGGCCACCGGTCACCGACATGACCAGCACCGCCACTGATTGCAGTAGTTCGGGCACTGAAGATGCCATCATGGCTAGGGACGTCCTGACTGGGTAAGGGGGCGAAGCGAGGGACCGACCCCGCCCCCGTACGAACGATGCCGGTCCCTCGACCAACCACACTAGGGGGGTCAGGTGCCGCCCGTGGTGTTGGTCAGAGATGAGCCAGGGACCGGCTGACCCGTCAGGTTGCCCATCAGCAAGCCGCTGGGGTTGTTGCGTGCAGCAGACATGAGAGCGTCGAGTTGATCGTTCAGTGGGGTGACCCCGGCGAACTGTGGAAGGTCCGTCATCTCGCTGGTCTGCTGGGTGATCGAAGTGATCTGATCCTCGGTGAGCCGCTGGAACGGTGCCAGTTGTTCGTCTGATAGTCCCTCAATGGCAGCCAGGTATTCACGCAGTGATGGGTACTGTAGTGCTTCCTGCCAGTTGCCTGTCTTGAGGGCTTCATTCTTCACCTTGTCCTGGGCTGCGATTCGGGCCAACTCTGCCTTCATGATTTCCTGATCGACTTGAATCTCTCTCCACATCATTGGAATGGTCAGTCCGCTGGCCAGATACCTGTTCGCTGCGGCAGGGTCACGACGAGCCATGTCGTTGAACTCACCATTCACGCCAAGCATTGCCGTGATGACAGAGGACTGAGGGATGGTGTTGTGCAGCAGGTTGGTGATCGGGTTGGTCCCCTTGGCTGACAGGCGACCGGTCTGAGGGTCGTAGCGGAGCGAGGGGTACAATTCGGCCTCGCCACCATCCACGCCCGTCATCTGCAAGGCGGTCTGGATGACAGGGTTCGTCGCACCGAGCACACCCTTAACGGACATGAAGTTGGCAATCTCACCGAACGGGTTGAACGGGCCGACGTTCACTGCGCCACGTTCCCCTTGAGGGCCGACGCCTCCGACGAAGAGCATCGACATGAAGCGGGCAGGGAGGAAGTCCTGATCTTCCAGTTCCGCTTCGGCCAGCTTCGCCATCATCTCGGTACGCAACGGGTGGTCGAAGGGATAGCGGAGGACGAACCTCATGGCGTGGCCCATGTACCCGTAGAATGGGACGAGCGAACGGATCACCGAACGCTCCATCGGTGTCATGGACATCCAGTCCTGCATGTTCTCACGCACGGCTACGATCGCTCGCCGTTCAGCGTTGGCAACATTGGAGCCAGTCTTGACGGACTTGTTGTACTCGTCCACATAGTTCACCATGCGGAAGAAGTCATCGACCTTGCCGTTGAGAGTGTACGATTTCTCGACAAGGCCACTGAACTTGCCCCCGTAGCGGGTGATGGGCTTACCCGGCACCTTGGCAGCTTGCTCGCCCTGCCACAGTCGGCCGAGCGTCTTGCCTCGCATGTAGCCCCACACACCTTCATTGACCACACCCATGGCTTCACGGTCGAGGTCAAGAAACGTGTTCTTCTGCGATCCGATCACTTCCTTGAGCGAGTCGGGGACAAGGTTCGGGTCATTCATCCATTCACGGACTTGTGACAGGTTACGGAGGGTGGCCCCAGGCTTCGCTAGCTCTGTGGCCACGAAGTTCCCGACCACGTTGTACAACTGAGTGCGGATGGAGAGCGATGTCGTGGCAGCCCGGAACGTGTTGGTGATCGGGTCGAGGATGCCACCGAGCAGACGCTTCGGTTCAGCAAGCCCCTTCAGGTTCGTCGCCACATGCTTGGGAATGAACATGCGATCCTGCTTGAGCCGGTTCAGGTAGGGGCTACCCCAGAAATAGCCTTCTAGTTCAGGGTCAAACCTCTTGTGCTTCTCGTTGATGAGTTGCATCAGGTGTCCATCAAAGTCGAGGGCAGGGTTCGTCTCAGAACGACGGCGGGCAGCATCCGCATACCGTCGCCGTAGAGCAACCTCTGATTCACCCATCGTGTCCACGATCTGCTTGATGGCAATCTCGACGTGCTGACGGCTGAGGATTTCACGCATCTGGTCAGTCATGGCGAGGCCGACGTTCTTCACGCCTGGTGCCATGTCCCATGACCGCTTCTTCACCGATGAGATGGAGTTGGGGACGATGCCTGCCTTCGGCTGGAGAGCGGAGAACATCTTGTTCGGTGTGACCGTGTGGACGTAGATCGGGTCGAACCCGTCATCTCGCCAACGCTTCCATTCAACAGCGGACTCACGCTGAATCTGCCGGTACATCTGGTCGGTGAAGCCAGGGATGGAAGTCCAGTCCCCGTTGTCGGCCATCTTCGTGATGGCAGCAGCTTCATCGACAGTGTTGATGGCGATGGCCCGTTCCTTGGATCGGAGCCTGGTCTGCCGGTCGAGTTCGGGGATGAACCGTGCAGGGACCGCCTCCGATGACACCTTGCCGAACCGTTCCGCCTGCTTGGCCAGTAGCTCCGGTGACTGTGCGGACAGCTTGGACTTGCCGATGAAGCGTTGCGTCTCACGGATCGCCTTCAGACGGTTGATGACGCCTACCTGCTTCCACATGTCGGTGCGACGCAGCATCTCAATGCCTCTGGTGATGCCGATGGGGTTGTTATCCCTGATGGCATCGAGCGTTGTCTTGGCGGCAGGTCCGATCTTCGGGTCACGCAGCTTGTCTTTCAGGGCTTGGATCGTGTCGGTGAGAGGCACGATGTCACGCTTGCCGAGCAGGTCCGGGTTGGCCCTGATTTCATCGAGCAGGTTCGTGTAGACCTTCGGGTCCTTGGGGTAGCCCTTGCCCTTCTGCTTGCGTGTCTGCTTGTTGTAGGTGGGCTTGCGTCCCTCGACGTACTGCCATGCCTGGGAGAGGGGCGTCGTGTCGTAGCCCAGGTTCTCCAACTCACGGATCATCACGTTGTGGCGTAGCGACAGTTCGTTCTTGGCAATGTTGTCCACCCCGGCCAGACGTTCCTCCGGTGACAGCTTCACGCCGGGAGGGAGTGGCTGGTTGCGTGGCCGATTGAACGCCTCAATCATCGACTGGACGGCAGTGACAGGGGAGGCTGGGGTGGTGCCGTCATAGAGGGCAGATGTCTCCACACGTCCACGCATGTCAACGAATGACTTGGTGCGGTTGACGGATCGTTCGCCTTCACGGAGACGGATGCCTGTCTGTAGGTCATACAGTTCGTTATCGAACATGACCGCCAGATTGCGCTCTTGCAATAGGGTGGCGGTTCGTTCGTTCCAGTTCCGGGTCAACTCCATGGCCTCAAGCATGTTCGGCGGGGCGTCGGCGTAACGGGACTCACGCATGCGGTCCACCAGTTCCGGCATCATCGCATCGTCAATGCCTAGTTCCAGCAGACGGTCGTTGAACTCGACGGCTTCACGGGCTAGGGGGACGAGTGTGTCGTCAGGCACCTTGATTTCACCACCCATGATGCCTCGCACCCGCTGCATTGCAGCGTTGACGAAGAACACGGCGTTGCGTGATTCCTTGCCGAAATACTCTCGGGCCTTCATGCCTGCTCTGGAGTCACGGACAAGATCAGTGAGTTCGCCTGCCGTGTTGCGGATGATGTTGTTCTCGGCATCCACCTTGTTGAGCAGTGCCGTGGAGATGGGGCGTCGTGCTTGCTGGACTGCCACACTAACGTCCCGTGGCAGCACCCCCTCGGGGAGCGTCTTGGCTACCTCTGCTAGCTCGGCGGCACGGGTAGCGACCCGTGTGGACTTGGCAGCGACGTTGGCAATCGGGAGGACATCGAGCGCCGTGAACAGAGGACTACGAGCCAATTCGCCAGGCGTTCCCCCAGCGATGTTCCCGGCAATGAACGCACCAGGGAGCATCCGAACGCCAGGCGCTTTAAGTAGGCCAGCAATCGGGTTGGATGCCGACGAGATGGACTCACCGATGTTGGAGAGTTGCTGACCTTCGGAGATGAGCGCACCAGGGAGTTGGGGCAGCGACTTCAGGATGTTGCCAAGGTCCTTGATCGCATTGATGGGAAGGTTCCACATCGAACGCTCAGGGGTTGGAGTGGCCTGCGTCTTGGTCGAGGCAGCCTGCAAGGATTTCTGCGTCTGAATCTCGGTGAGCGGAGCCTGTCCACGGGACACACGGTCCTCGTCGTAGGACCGGAGTGCGTTCAGCGACTCAGGGGTGTACTGACCCGACTGAGTGAGCAGGTCGTAGAGGCCACCAGGAGCGTACTTGTTCTGGAGACTGGTGGCAGCACGGGGCTGGTTGACGATCAGAGGCGCACGCTTCGGCTGTCTGATTTCGTCGGGCAGATAGTCCGTGACGTTCAGGGTTGGCAGACCAGGCATTTCCAGGTTGAGAGGGCCAAGCACCATGGGTCACCAGGTCACATTCCGAGACGGACAGGCTGAGTGTTCTGAGCGAGCATCATCTGCTCTTCCAACCCACCAGACATGCCAAGGGCGGCTTGCGAAGCGTATGCAGCCATCATCGCATCGGACGATGACTGAGTGTTGGCAGCGTTGGAGCGGACCAAGGCAGCCAGTTGCGGGTTGGACTGGCCGAGGGTGTCAGCAGCGACAAGGGCCTGCTCGTAGGCGATGCCAGAGTTGGCGGCTGAACGACCGATGATCCCCTCAAAGATGGGGGCGAACTGAGTCTGGATGGAGAGCATCCGCTCATTCTGCTTCCGCTCCATCTCGTCCTGCATCCGGTACTCCATGAGAGTGGAGGGGAGCGATGTCTGCAACTGGGTGACGAGCGCCTTGAGTCCATCCTCATCACCGTTCTCACGCATCAGTGAGGCAGAGATGTCGAACTCCATCAAGAGGTTGTCCAAGGTGGACTGACTGAGGCCGTATGTCTGCCCAAGGTCGGTGATGACACTGCGTGAACCGTCGTACATGGACTCGATACGATCGGCCTTGTTCGTCTTGTCGCCAATCATGGATTCCAGCAGGGCACCACCGACGAAGCCGACACCTGCACCCACTGCCGTACCGAGGCCAGGGAGGACAGAGCCGACAGCGGCACCGATACCTGCACCAGCGGTGCCACCAGCGAGAGCGTTGTCGAGGCCGGAACCTTCACCACCGATGTCCATCGAGTCCACAAGGCCACGGCCCATCAGACCGCCACCAGCGAACATACCGGCACGCATCAGGGCACCGGCACTGAACTTGGGCTTGGTCATGCCACGGAGACGAGCCATGAAGCCACCAGCACCAGGGGCAGGGGCAGGCGTGGGGGCGAATGCGGGACCACCACCGGGCAGACCACCGAGAGCCGACGCCTGAGACATCAACGAGGGGGCGACACGGGCGGCGTTGGCGGCAGCAGAGGGGAGAGCGGGGCCTTGCATCGGGGCGTTGCGGGCGAGTGCCTGCGTGAGCAGATCGTCGGTCGCACCCATGGCAGCACGGGGCAGGTTCGCATTGGTGGCCATGCGCTGCGACTGCATGAACTCGTCAGGGGTCATCTGCCCACCAGCGAAGGCACGAACCTGCGAGTTGGGACGGGTAATCATCCGCTCGTTCAACTCTTGAGCGTCGATGGCACCGGAGTTGAATGCGGCCTGAAGCGCACGGTCAGGGGTGCCACGGGGGCCTGCCTGCTGCAAGAGCATGTCCTGCACCGAAGGGCGGCGAGGGAATGGGGGAGCGATGTCACCGATTGCCATGATGAGTCCTTATCTGAAGGTGATGGGACGACCACCACTGGAGCCACCGCTGCCACCGACACCAGTTGACGGCGTGGGAGTGGGGGGAGTGGAGGGAGTGGAAGTGGAGCCGAACATGTCTGTCATGGAGGGGGGCTGCATGGGCATGGACATGACTTGAGTCAGGAAGTTGATGGCGTTCTGAGCGAGGATCGCATCACCCGATGCCAGGTCACCATTCAGTCGGTCTACGGCCTGAGTCCAGTCCAGACCGAGTTGAGTCATGCCGAACTTGAGGGCATTGTTGATGTCGGACTTGCGGATGCCGAACTCACTGGCGATCGAGTCAATTGCCTTGTCGTCAATGTCAAGGTCCGACATCTTCTTATCGAACGTTAGCTGCGTCGTGTCTTGTGCGATGTCGAATTGACCGAGAATGTCACGCTCATTCTGGCCGTAGCCGAATGATGTGATCGAGCCACGACCAGCAGCTTCGGAGTCATTGGCCCGGTACCGCATGTCACGCTGAAGGTTGTTGCCACGGGAATCAATCTCAAAGCCACGACCGGCGAATCCACGATCGGCGTTGTTGCGCTCACGCCCGAGGCCAACCTCCCGGCCCTCTTGTAGGCCGAGGCGTGCCAGGTCGTTGCCTGCTTGAGCCTGCCGGTACCAGACGTTGTTGTCGTACACGCCCTGACCGAGGCCCATCGCACTGGTGTACTGGTTGGCGAGACTGTCGCTCTGTCCACGGTTGATCGCATTGAAGTCCGCAATCAACTGGTTGAAGTAGTTATCCGGCTCGGAGCGAGGATACGCAGTCCCATTGGAGTAGGGAACTGTCGGGTCGATGCGTGAAGGGGCCGGTCCACCAGGGCCAAGGGTCTGGCCCTTGCCCGGACCCGAAGCACCCTTGTAGCCGCCACCAGGGGTAGACGACGAGTCAGGTGGAGCGACGGGGGGCTGGGCCTGCGGGGGGGCGTAGCGCCGGGGCGAACCAGCACTGGCCGGGTAGGACGTGCCGAGGGACATGCCAGGAGGATACGCCCGTCATTGAGGGGACAATGACGGGGGGACCAGCGACCAACATGGGCGGTCCCCCCGTCTTGATCGCACGGCCACTTCCGGCCTGCACCAAACCATGGTGGCGTGCAATCAAACCTTGAACTGGATCACCCGCTGGTCAACCAGTCGGGCAGGTAGTTCCTGCCGTTCCATGTGAACTCGTCTGGAGCGTTGGCGTAGTCGCCGTTCTCGATCATGGAAGCAATCAGGGACTCGTACTGCCCCTTGGATTCCATGGCGTACTCCAGATCACGGTCCTTGCGACGAGCCATGTACTCGCAGTAGAAGTAGGCGACTTCGGTCCATGCTTCGGGCGAGTCTATGCTCCCACCACCGGCTGCGACGTTGATGGCTGCGGGAAGGCGTGCCACGTTCAGGAACAATGTTCCGGCGACCGAGGGAACGGGGAATATCTTGATGGTGAGCGTCGGGGCGTACCCTCTGGTGGCCCACATCGCAGGCCATCCCGATTCCATGTCCTGCCTGTTGCCCCAGTATTGATCCATGACTGCCCACTGGCGTGCCTGGAGCGGGTACTTCTGAGTGGTGTCTGCCGTGGCCTGCCAGTACACCTGGTTGATGCGAAGAACGTCGGTGGCACATGTGTGGATGCCGTTGTTCGCTGAGGCGGTGATGGCGATCGTGTCAGAGTCCTGGTAGTGGAAGGTACGCCGAGCGATGTCCCTGATGCCCTCATCGAGCCACCGGCGAATCTGCTGGTCAGACCATTGCGAAGCTGCTGCTTCGTTCAGTCGTTCACGGATGGAAGTTACGGCGTCTGCTACAGTGGGCATGGTCGATGTCCTTTCTAAATGCCTGATCGCACGGCGGAAAGCCACGATTGGTTGTTCTGGTACCTGTTGGTGGAACTGTTGTTGATGATCCTCAAGTAGATGCGGTCACCGTCGTCCAGCGGCGTGACAACCGATCCACGGAAGGGGTATGCCCTGTCATTGGCAATGATTTCATCAGCGGCAATCAGGTTACTGTCACGGGGGACGGCGTGGATGACATGAAGCTCGACCTGAATCTGACCGTTCAGGACAAAGGTCGTGAATGACACTGATCCATTCACGACGGCCCCCGTATCGGTCCCTGCCGTATGAGTGATGTCGGTCCCTGTTCCGTTGACGTAACTCGACCCGGCACCGCCTCCACCCGAGATGGTGTTGGTGGCAACAGTGGTTCCAGCACCGCCCCCACCAAACCATCCGGCACCACCCCCACCAGGGAACTCGCAAGCGGCATTGAAGCGCAAGCCCGACCCTGCTCCACCCTGACCGGCCGACCCGGCAGTTCCGCCAACACCCGCCGCACCGCCCGCCACTTGCGTTCCTCCAAAGCCCGGGAAGAGGGCGGCAGTCAGTCCGTCTGCCGTCAAGGATGGGGCGTTCCCGCCAACCGCCCCGTTGGCGTTGCCGCTGTTCGCTCGCCTTGAGTTGTTCACCCCCCCACCTATCCCACCGGGTGCCCCGGCAACGATCAGTGAGTCAGCAAACACCCCGCCTTCTGCACGGACACCGGCATACCCTGAGCCAGCAAACGGAACGTTCAACCCCGACGAGGCGGCACCACCCCCCCCAGGGTACTGACCTACTGTTGGTGCAGAGTTCAATGAGGCTATAGTGTTCGGGACAAACACGTCATGCCTTGTTCCGGCAATGACATCGAACGATGCAAGGATTGTCGCTCCCGTGCGGTTCTGTATCGTTCCGGGGGCAGCACCACCGGTTATGGAGCGGTTCGTTCCTCCACGGCAGGTGATGTTCATGTAGCTTGCGCCAGTGGGGACAACGTACACCTGCGGGGCGGCTGAGACGTACACGAAGTTCTGAGTCACGCCACGGTTGCCTGACACGGCAACGCTCCAGCTAATGGTGTACATGCCCCCGCACCCTGAGGGCACAGTGAAGTACCGAGATTCCTGGTTGTCGGTCTTGGTGAAGTCATTGGAATCACTCACGACCTTCGTGAAGGGAACGACTGTTGACCCGATGGCGATGTTCGTAAACCCACTAACGCCTGCATTCACGTTGAACCCGATGAACCCGAACTGAAGTGAGTCTGCCCATTCCTGAATGGCCGACATGTAGCGTTGCAAGTCTGAGAACGTAAGGTTCTCACTGCCCCCAGGGACGACGACCGGGGGGAGCTTGAGTTGTTTCTTGCGAGAGTAACCCGACGATCCCATTAGTTCTCCACCGGCTGACGCTTGTCCTCACGGACGCCAAGCTTGATGCTATGAATCTTGGGTGCGGGACCAGAGTCAGCAGATGCCGTGACAAGCACCTGAACGTAGCGTGCCGTGAATGCGGCCTGAGCAACGTTGTTGGTCACGATGTTCCTCAATCGAACTTGCGAACCGTATTCCCCACTGGCGTTCAGGCTGAACACGGTGGGCACGCTCGACACCTGGTCACCTTTCTCATCGAACCCGGTCAGAGTGACAGTGACGGTGGTGACGGCCGTCCACGGGAATGCCGTGGTGACTGTCAGTTCCACGTTCTGGAACGTTGTGAGTCGTTGCTTGGTTTCGATCAGTGGCAAAGACCTCCATGAATACGACGACCGAAGCACGTCGGGGTCATACACATAGATCACCGGATCGGCAGCGGGTGCGTTCAGGTACGGGAAGGCATACATCTTGCCATTGAGCGCTGACACATCGTAATGCGAGTACCTGATGCGGTTCACATCCCCGGAGTCCTCCAACTTCCACCACGCATTCGTCTGCGTGTTGAACAGGTAGTCGTTGGGTACGCACAACCATGGATGCCAGTATCCGAACCTGGCCTGGTTCCCGGTGTACTCGATGTCGGGTGCGTGCTGCCAGAAATACCCGTCGATCTGCTTGGACACCTTGTCGGTGGTCTGACCACCAGACCACACGAACACACCATTCCGTGACCCATAGACGAACCCCATGGGAGCAGCAACAGACTGGCTGACCACTCCATAGGTGGATTCGATGTAGGGCAGAGCAACGGCCTCAAAGTTGTCCATGTCGCCACGCATCAACACGCCGCCTCGACCGTGCTTCACAACCAGTAGCTCCGAGGCCACGATCGACCCGAGAGTGCCGATCGGAGCGGGATTGTCGTCGCCCGCAATCGAAGAGTTGTAGTCAGTGGGAAACTGAAGGGTGGCGGGAGTGACTGTGGAAGTGGTGAGGGCAGCGTTGTAGACCGGCGAATAGGCAACACGGTCAAGCACGACATTGAACCCATCACCGAACGAACGACTGAGCAATGAGGCCATGACTGCACGTCCCTGATGGGCGATGGCCATGAACCCCGGAAGTGCCTGACGACCACCGATGTATCGTGGGTACCAGTAGGTCGTGTTGATGGGCGGGTCCTGCATGGTCAATGGATCGGGGAATACACCGATGCATCCAGAGAACGTTGCGCTGTACGTTGTCGTGTCCACCCCTACTGGATAGTTCGTTCGTCCAGTGTCAGTTCCATAGGATGTTAGGGCAACCTCCACGGCAGGGATGGCTCCAGTCGCCCAGGCGGTGTTGTCGTCCCCAACCCCGCCGTCACGACTGGGGGAACACATGAAGAACACACTGTTCTGCGTGGCGTAGATGTCGTACCGGAGGAAACCGCCAGTCCTCTCGCCGTCAACGTGACGGAGCAATGCGACAGTGCCGCTGGGGATCGACAGGGCAGGCGACGGAACGACCCCTGGTGCATACCTGTTGTAATGCACCACTCTCCAAAGGTTGATATCAAGTCCTACGATCACCCCCCAAACGATCTGCCGGAACTGTCCGTCGTTGTCGGGGGCATAGAACGCTCCGAACAAGATGAAAGCTGCATCACGTTCAGTCTGTGCGTCGTGATCGTCTGTGACCAGGTACGAGATGATCCGCACGTCCAGTACGTAGTAACCCACCTTGTCGGCAGGCCATCTCGTTCCACCAGCTACGCCGAAGGTCTGCCAGGCTGCCTGATTGACGAGCGTGCGGGCAGGGAGTGGCGTGAGCGCACCGGTTGGGTCAGCATGGCACCCAAAGGTGTCGTCAACGATCGCTCCACCGTTCTGTCCGGGGCCAAGCGATGTGACGTTGGCAGCATTGGCGGTAGCCGTAGCCCCAGTGAACCCATGAAGGTCGGCAAAGATGCCGGGACTGAAGTTCTCGATAGCGATGTAGTCTTGAGGCTCACCCATGATTCAGTCCTTGTGTGTAACGGGGGAGTAGTGCGTGAGCAGACGATCGCAGTGGGTCAGTGCCATCTGGAGGCAGTCAATCTCGCCTTGCAGCTTGATGATGTCGATGGTGTACGAGGCCACTGCTTCCGATGCACGCTCTCGGGCAGTCGTGATGTTGACCGACTGATCGGCCAGCAGGTTGTGCATCGTGTCGTAACGAACACGAAGCTCGGCCCCTTTGAGGAAGCCAAGCTCCGTGATCTTACTGTTGAGTTCCTGCACGATCTGGCCCGCTCGGACGACGATCCGATTGCCGTGCAGTTGTGACTCCGTAAGCGAGGGAGTGTCAGGACCTACGCTTGGGTGCAAGGGTTGGCTTTCCACGTCCCGATGGTACGCCTGCATCCTGCGGCACGTCCTCGGGGATGTCGTTGGACGAGTCGATGGCGGTTCCATCCTCTGCCACGGGCGAGGCCGTTGAGATTGCGGCGAAGTCGAACAGTGGCTCGGTCAGCACATCATCAGGGCGCTGGGCGAACGGGTCACCATCCACCCACTCAGTGGCCTTGGCGGGGGCAGGCACACCGGGGGCGTCCGTGGACACAACCGGAAGCTGGCCAACCAGATCAGGCGGTGTCTGCTGCCTGTTGGAGATGAGCAGACCGATCTGCGTGGTGAGCGCCTGCACTTGCTGCTGAAGCAGAGTGACGGCATCCGTGGATTCAGCAGACGGGGAGACGTACTCTTCCAACCGCTCGCCTTCAGCGTCCCAGAGGAGCATGAAGAGTTCCTGCCCAGTCTCCATGTCATGGACCTGAAGCTTCGGGATGCGGTCCATGAAGTGATCCATGGTTTCCATGCCGAGTTCGTAGTTGAAGTTGCCACGGCACCGACGAATGGCATCGGTCCGGTCCGGCTTCTTCGGTGCGTCTGTGAGGAACGGATCACCGAACAGGGTGCAGGCCAGGTCCCACGGCATCATCACATCCTTGCCGGGTGGGAGAATCTTGCGGACGTTGCTGGCGTGGTAGATGAACTTGTCCGTGTCACTGTTGGTGACTCTTACGAAGTCAGGCATGATGTTTCCTTTGGTTGGTGCAGTGAGATGAGCAAAGGGGCCAGGACCCTGTTGAGTCCTGGCCCCTCTGATGTTCCCTGTCGGTGGGAAAGTTGGGGTCAGACGACCCGGAGGTAGATCGGTGCCAGGTTCGTGGCGGTGAGCTTGACTCCGAACGCCACTCCGAGAACCGAGCCGACGATGGTGGCAGCGGCCGGGTCGGTTGCCGTGAACGACGCTTCACCCGTGTTGGTGCCAGGCACCAGCACCACGTCGTTCGCTGTAACGGTCTGTGCGTTGGCGAATACCAAGCAATGACCCTCGGTGCAGATGCGGACCGTTCTGCCTGCCGCCGCTACTTCCAGAGCGATGCCTGCGAAGGCACGGGGGTCCGCCGCAGCGGTCATCGGGGTGACCGAGATGGGAACCGTTGACGTGGGGGAAACCCACATCAATGCCTCTCCGACTGCGATGGCGGCGTCGGCACGATACGAGCGCTCCATGCGTCCGTAGGGAATCTCGGTGCCATCAGCATCGGTACCCGACACGAACGTTGTGACGGTCGTGAATGCCGCTCTTGGGTTGACAAGTCCTTGTTCAGCCATGTTCGTTCACCCCTTTCAGGCGTTGTAGTTGAAGACCCCGCCCTGCTGATCGCCGTTCGTGCAGACGAGGTTGCCCGCCCACAGAACAGACGACACCATGGCGTCTTGGTTGTACGGCTCCTGGAATGGCTTGATGTAGAAGTCAGCACGGGGGCTGACGACCCAGTTCAGGAAGTTCTCGTTGAGGAAGTAGACACGGGAGTTGTTGGCGTCAACGACACCTTGACCAACGTGCGAGTCCACGACCCACGGGATGTTGTTGAAGAGCAGGTTCGTGAACCCGGCCGATGCGAGCAGTGCGTCATGACCCTGCGGTTGACGCACGTACTGCACTGATGGGTTCGTGCCCGCTGCGTTCAAGGCCCAGTAGCGGTTGTACTGGTCCTGGTTCGACACGATGATGGTCGGGTGGTGACCACCACGTTGGGCCGCACTGAACGATGTCTGGAGGTTGGACAGGCTCATCGTTGCGGTGGACGTGACGCCCTGCACCGAAGAGTTCCACCAGGTGTTCGATGTCCGGGTGATGCCACCGTAGTTGTTGTTGCCGATGGTCGAACCGGTGCCGACCAGACCGGCGAGGCCATCGAGGTTGATGCTGCTGGTGTTGTTCACGCCAGCACCCGCACCGGTACCCGATCCGAACAGGCCGACCGCCAGGTTCTCAGCCATCTCCATGATCGCCTGCTGCGACTGGAGGGTGAGGAAGTTGGCGATTGCCTCGGGCGAGTCCACCCGGATCATCGTGAGTCCGTCAACCGCCCAGGTAACGTACTGCTGCTTCCAGTCGAACGCTGCGTTCTTGATGGTGTCGGACGGGGTGGTGTTGAAGGGCTGGTAGCCGCTGTAGGGACCGCCGGTGTTGAAGCGGGCATACATGAGAGGGACCTCGATCTGAGTACCACCCTGTACGATTCGCTTGTTCCCCTTCATCAGTCGGTACAGAAGTACGTTGGAGGCGTAAATCTGGTCCGTGATCTGAGGAAGGATGTACCGACGGGCGATTGCGGTGACCGTATTGGTACCGATCGGAGTCGCCATTTCAGTGTGCCTTTCCGTTGGATTGCTTGGGGTTGGGAATCACCCACCCAGTGCCTCAGTTGATTGACTCGCCTGACGCAATGAGTTGAGTGATTTCGGCAACCATCGCCGCTTGCCGCTCTTGAGGCGACATTTCGTTGATGGACTTGCCTGTTCCCGAAGCAGATACGGCTGCACTCGGTGTGTGTGCCAGAGAACCGGCGACCGCTTTCTTGGCGTCCGTGGTCGTGTTGCGCTGGCGGTCTTGCTGTAGCCGCTGATTGTAAACGGCTTCGTCCCTGATGGATCGGAACAGAGGATGCGTCGCCATCGTTGCCTCGAATGCTTCCGAGAACACTGCCCGAGGATCGCCCTCTTGGATGACCTGACCCATGGCGTTCTTCACTGCATGACGCATGGAGATGCCGGGTACGATGTTCGACTCAACGACGGCACGCTCAAGATCATTGAGTTGTTCCGCACTGAGGCCGTACTTCTGCCCCAGATCGGTATGCACATCGTTCTTGGCCGACATCATGCGGACCTGCCTCTGTACGGCGGCTGCTTGCTGGGCGGCGAGGTCCATGGCAGACGGCGGGGCTTGGCCCGAAGCGGATGAAGGGGGCTGGAGATGAGGGGGCGTGTCCTGAAACGTCGTCGCTGCCGCCTGTTCCAGCTTGGCGATATAACGAGCCACATCAGGGTCAACGTCATCCATGTCAACAGGGCGTTGCCCAACCGCCTGCTGCATGCCCTCAGTCGCCTTCCAGCGCTGGAAAGATGCGTACTCGGTGGACAGGACAGCGTGATGCGTGCCACTCTCGATACCTCCCCATGCTTGAAGAACCGTCTCGGGCCGGGTCCGCATCCACTCGTAGTTCTGGAGTAGGCCGAACACCTGGTCACGGGAGAGTTCAGCGGTCGTGCCATCAGGCAGTTCCACAGAGATTGACTGAGGTAGTGCATCACCCCCGCCAGCGCCCTCTGGTGCCGAAACAGACGGTTCACTGACGGGGGGAGCACCCTGCGCCACTGGGGCGTCCTGCGTCACCGAGGGGGAAATGACGGGTTCAGGTTCCATGCCACGGGACACGAATGCGTCCTGCATGGCATTGGTGTTCTGGTCATCCAACTGTTGACCAACGGCTGCAATGGCCGCTTCGTCAATGTTGGTCATGCTCGGGTCGAGCATCCAGGCTGGTCGTGTGTCGGTTGCGGGTGCGTCAGACATGTGCGTGTCCTTTACGGGGTTGGTGCAGTGAGTAGGGGGTAGAGGATGTCAGAGGCCGGGGGCACCGGCTCCGAGGAACCGGTCGATTTCGCCCATGGGTGGCGCTGATGCACCGGTCATGAATCCGCCGCCCTGCATCGAACCTGCCTGCATGCCCGACATGGACTGCGAGGAAGGGACACCGGGAAGCTGACCTGACTGCACCATCTGCTCGACGGGGGCCTTCATCTTCTGGATGACCATGTTCTCGACCGTGATCAGCCAGGGAATGTCAGCATCAGCGAGGAGCTTCATGTCAGCGATTTCTCGCATGAACTTCTGAAGCGCCTCTTGCATTGTGTTGGTGGAACGACTTGCCATGATGTTGAATCCCCTAGCTGATCGGGTTGGTGGTGCGACTTACTTGAAGGTCTGCTCGGTGGGCTTGGCCCCAACGGTACCCTTGGCCTGAGCCATCGGCTCCGAACCGAAGTTGCCGTCGTAGGTATGCCCGACCTTGACGATGGGGGCATTGCCGGTCTTGCTGATGTCCTGCTTCATGGGGTTCCTTTCGTTCGTGTCTGTACAGACAGGAAGATGGTAGGGCCACCAGTCAGCAGTTGCCGAACGGCGCTGCCGACAGTTCGTTCGTGGCCCCGTTCAGGACCTGACCATTGTCGATGGACGACACGATCATGAAGTCCGGGGAGGGGAGGGTGCCTCGCAGGTCCGATGTCTGAGGCGTGAATCCCTCACGGATGTCACGCAGGGGGCCGGGAGTGGCAGTGGGATGTTCCATGTCCATGAGAGTTATTCCTTTGGTTGGTTGATGACGGGCATTACTGTGCTCTGGCTTTCTGCCTCTGCGTTCCGTTCGTGCCGAGAGTCCCCGCCACGGCCTGCATGTCAAGCACTCGCTTGGACACTGTTGGCCAGTTCGGCCAGTTGTTGGCCTTGAGCACTTCCATCACATCAATGGCCCCCATGGCGAACAGACGCTCGGCCTGAGCCTGACGTGCCTGACGAGATGTCGGGTGATCCGAACCAGCGTCGGCAAGCAGTTGGAACCTGAGCGGAGTTGGCTCCTCGCCGTCCTCAGTGGGAAGGGAGTAGAAATGGCGTGACCGCAAGGTCATCTTCAGGTTCGCCCCCTCCTCACGACCGACGATGGCGATCATCCGAGGCTCCGTGTAGAACTCTGCGATGTTGGCGCACTTCTTCATGCACGCATCCCGCAAGCACCGCTCCAGGTTGCGTAGGGTGGCCCGCACACGGACGAACGCACTGTCCTGAAGGGACGAGATGACATCGGTGGAGTTACGGCCCGTCGTGGAGAACCCACGCATGATGGCCGTGAGGCCGGAGATTGTCTCCATGCGAGACTCGTAGAACTCCACCATCCGAATCATGTCCGGGTGGATCATCGGAGGCTGCATCCAACCCATGTCCTGACTGTTGCCGTTGAGCACCTGGCCAGGACGGTTCGTGATCGTCTGCCTGCCGCCAACGTTCGTCCGGTTGCCGTTCAGCAGAATCGGGTTACCGATCAGCATCAGGTTCATCTCGATCGACTGAAGCAGACGGTTGATGGATTCCTGCGGGGACGTGAGTAGTTCAACAAGGCAGGGGCCGTACCACTCACCAGTGTCGAACATCGTCATCTTGGAGTACGGGTGCTGAGGATGGCCGTAGATTTCGTCAGCGAACTTGTCGAGGATCACCGTGTTGCCAGCAACCACGACACACTTCCAGCGGTCCACCACACGACAGGCACCCTCAGGGATCGAGTCATCCTCATCACGGGTGATCACACGGTAGGTGCGAATCCACGCCTCAAGAACGATCGTCACCGGGTCCTCACGGTACAGCCCACTCATGGCACTGTTGCGGCCCGAAGGCCCCCACGGAGCGAACGGTGCCCCACTGATCGGAGACAGGTTCACTCGGGGCGACATCGAACTGGTCGTCGCATCCAGCTTTGTGGACTGCTGCTCAACCTCATCGGTGATGCCCGCCTGCACCTTGGCACCAGCACCAGGGAAGGCACGATCCAGGTCATCCATGGACATCAGCTTCGCCTCGATGATGTAGGCGGCTTCCTCCATGCTGTTGGCGTATGGGTCCGGGTACACGGTGAACGGATCGACACGCCGGAACTTGGAGTCACCCTTGCCATCAGCCAGGGTGGCAACCCACTCCGTTTTCATGTAGCCCACCGAGTATGTCAGGCAGTCCCACAACATCTTCTCAATCTCGGCATCCTCCATGTTGACACTGAAAGACGAGTTGAGTAGGGAGTTCATCTGTTCGGCTACCCGGTCGTAGTGATCGGCGTATGAACCGAACGAGGGTGCGGCGACAGTGACATCCACACCAGGGCGCTGATCCGTCATCCACGCCACCATCGCAGCGACCAGAGGCCACATCTCCGACACTTCAGGGGCAGGCATCCACGTCTCGGCTCGGGCAGTCCACTGACGGTTGTTCAGGACACGGTAGTTCTTCCGCCACTGCTGCACGATCGGACGCTTCGCATCACGGGCACGGTAGAACAACTGACGAACCGTCTGAGCAACCTGGTACTCCTTGCCCTCATCAGAGATGGAAGTCGCCAAAGGGGTGCCCAGCGCCGCATCCTCATTGATGTTGTCACCACGCAACTCGTTCCCCGTACCAGGCATCGGCCCGTTGACAGGCGAAGGGCGAGACGTGAACGCAGGGTTGGCCATATCAGGAGGCTACGCCCCCCGACACCCCCGATCATGACGACGACTAACGTCGCCGTGGCCGCAGACGATCAGTAGAGCTTGATGGGTAGACGACCACTGGCAACACGCACACGGTTCGTGGCATCCAACCCCTCGTCAGTAACACCCTGCTTCGCCTGTTCAGGGTCCAGAATCTCAAGGCGCTGCTCCACCCCTGTATAGAGTGAGTTGGCCTCTGACAGCACCTTGAGTTCTTCCTTGAAATGAGCCTCCGAACGGATCGGCATGTTCACCGTCGAGTTCCAGTGCTCAGCCATCGGTCGGTTCACCGCAATACCACTATAGTCACGATGCAACCGAGGATGCACACACACATGACATACCACATCAAGACGGTCCCCTCTAACCTCAGACGTATACGTCTGCCGACATTGAGGGCACCTATACCCGTAAACAGTCACTTCCATTCCTCCCAATCCATCGAACTTCCCTGCACCCGGTCAGGCAAAGCACTACCCCCCGGAACGGCAGGACGATCCACCAACTCCAACACCTTCCGAGCCAACTCACCAGGGGCCGAATCCGGCGAATACGTCACCAACGCAGGCTCAAACTTATGCGTCGTCAAAGCAATGGCAAAGGCCATCACCGTATCATCGAACTTTGCCCCGCTCCCATTCGCAAAGTTACCCTTGTCATCAATCACGTAACTCTTCAACTCCTCAAACGTGTCCTCGTCATGCAGAACGACACCGAACTCGCTGCCACCGAACGACTGAACCTCCTCAGACAGGAATGCAACAACCGTCGAGATAGCCAGATGCTTCGTGGAGTTGTTCGTGCCCCACCCAAACACATCATGGTTCACCTTGCCAGGCGTCTTGTCCACCTTCTGAGACTCGTAGATGTTCGGGTAGCCGCTGCCAACCAGATAACCGACCGTTGCATACCCCGGCCCCTCTTTCTCCGGTGCGATCTGCGCCCAGTTGTAGAACCGGCCCAACCGTGCCATCTCCTCACCGAACTTCGTGGGGTCCATCGGCCGTCGGAACACCGCAACCTGCTCCAAAGTACGACGGCTAATCACCTGACCGCACGCATAGTCTCCGACAGTGGTATGCGTCGGGTCGGCACCGATCTGATACACACCCCAGTTGATATCCTTTGCCGGCATACGGAATATCTTGAGTGGCCCCTTCGCATCACGGATGAACTCGACAGTGTTGTCGGGCTTGTCGATCAGCTTGCCACGAACGCCTGGCATCGGCTTGTAATGCTTCATGATGTCCTGCAAGCGGAACACGTTGCGGCCCGTCTGCAAGAATGCCTCATGCGGAGTTGCCGGGTATTCCTGCTTGAACGTGTCCACCGACCCACCACATAGGTTGGCAATGGCATATCTGCGCCATAACAGGCGGGCATCGTTCACCCCCATCGAGCGCAACGTCAGTTCGTCCTCGTCAGGGTTGGACACGGCCTTGTACTTGCGCTGCTCTGAGGCAGGCACATAGGACAGGGTGTACTCCGGGTGGAGATGCCACGGGTAGAACTTGGCCTTGTACTCGGAACGTCCCGCCTCAGCTTCCACCCATTGCTCATGGTAGTAGTTGCCGATACCGTTCGCCGTGGACTCCAATGCGATCATGGTGATGCCGAATGAGGGGAACGACTGCCTGAGTCCACTCACCAAAGCCTTCGGGTTGTCCCAGAATGCAACCTCTGATGCGTGGAGTGCGTGGAGGGTCTTGCTGCGGCCAGCGTTGGTGTTCTTCGCCGTGGCCACTGCGATGTTCGACTCCAGATCGGACCATGACAGTTGCTTCCTGGCGCTGTACTTCTCATCATGCATGTCCTTGAACAGGTAGGTATCCCAGTACCGCTTCGTCATGTTGAGGATGTGCTCGGCAGAGTCGGACTCATGGGAGATAATCATGGACTGGAAGTTATCGTAGAGCACCGACAGGACGAAGATGACCGCTTCAACGATCGTGGATAGGCCCATCTGTCGAGCCTTGAGGATGATGACACGGATCGACCCGTTGTTCTCATTGATCTGCGTCTCAATCTCATTCAGCAGGTCCTCTTGTGCCCAGTTGATGACATCGCCAATGCGTGCGATCCGGCGATCTTTCGTCTGAATCTTCAGTTGGTAGACAAGTGGCTTTAGCTGGATGTTGTGACTGCGTACGAGTGCTAGCCCTGGGTGGTCCTCAAGACCGGCGAAGAGGGGATCGTTGGCGTCGTAGGTGGCGTTGGTCATTCATCACCCCTGCACATCTTCCTGATCTGCTCGTATGCGTCTTTCTGCGCCTGGTCCGCTTCACTCTTCTGCGTCGTCCTCAACGCCTCAAGCATGTGGGGCGTCAGGTTCTTCATCAGGGCCATCTTCTCGGGCATACTGCCATGCTTCATGGTGTATAGCGCCACTTTGATCGACTCCTCGACCAGTCCCTTGAGCGCCCTCTGCATGGCAGGGTCTTGGGAAACCAGTTCTTTCGCCATGGTGGCGAGACTGTCATTGCGTGTCGGAGTCGCCATCTGCTGCCTCTTCCTCTTGTTCGGCCAGTGCCCGCATGAAGCGTTCGATGCTGACCTTGTACATGCGGACGTAGAGCATCCCGTCGTTCGATGCCAGGTGTGCGTCGATCCCTGCATGTGCGTAGGCGGCAGGGAGGGCGCATGACAGCAGGAAGTACCCGTTGGCCCCCAATTGTGCCTGCGTGATCTTCATGGCAAGGTCAACGACGTGTTCCACTTCATCTTCGACTTCGGTCCAGTCGAGCGACGGGTACTTGGCGAGTGGTTTCGCTGTTCCTGACGATCCGAGGTTCGTCCCGCTGCGTGCTCGGCGGGCTGCCTGGCCTGCTGCCCCTTTGACGGATGACCTGTTGCCCCCTCTGTCGGCGGGAGCGTTGCGTGGTGCGAGTCCCATTGTTGGTCACCATCCTGCTTGGAAGCCGGGTATGCCGGTCGGGTTGGCGGCTAGGTCCAGGTCACCACCGGGGAGCATGGCTGCACCCATGTGTGCGGCCCCGTCTGTTTCCATGAGGAAGTCATCGGTGGGGTCCTTGCCGAAGTCGTGCTCTTGTACGCCCTCTGGGACGGGCAGATTGAAGCCTTGGCTCCCACCTGGCCCTCCAGGGTTGAATCCATACTTGGCCATGATCTTGTCTACGGCAGGGTTGCCGACTCTGGGCGTGGTTTCTGCCGGTTGCGGGTTCCACGCCACTTTGATGGACTGTTGCATCATCTCTGCCTGCTGTTTGATGCCTGCCGTGACGGATTGGGCCATCTCCTGCGCCAGCGAGTTAGCTGCCTGTATCGCTGAACGTTCCCGGTCCGATGAAATGGCTACTTGCTCAACGACCCGTAGCCAAAGTGCATCAACTCGGGACTGAAGATCACGAATCTGTAGCAGCATCAAGACGAATAGGACTACAACGCCGATGACAGCGGCGACCCCAACAAAGACCATAGTGACCACCCTAACAGACTACGGGGCAAGTCTCCCATGGACCCGGTTGAGGGG